AAACATGGGTGAAGTAGAATATAATGTATCTGACCCAAATGATGTTCCTGATAATTTAGAACCCGAAGATAAAGTAAATATACAAAAAGAAAACAAAATGAAAAAATCAGACCTACTAAAAGATTATATGTCTTCACGAAAAGAGACTAATCTAAACGAACAAATGATTACACACCGAAAAGAAGCTAAACGTAGTATTCTTATGGAGGGTGCAATGAAAAAATTCTTTGAATTATTTGAAATAGGCCGCACAGACGAAGAAATTGTTTTAGATTATGCAAATAAAGGAGTTCAAGTTCCTGAACAATTTGTATCTAAAGCAAGAAGTCAATATGAAGGTCTTAAAAAAATGAAACTTGAATTAGATATGAGTGAAAAAGAATTTAAAAACTCAGCTAAAGACATAGTTAATAATCCAGACGAACAAATAGTTAACAGTGAAGAAAAACCACTTTCATCTGGCATTTACGGGGCATAATGGAAAAATTAAGAAAATACATCCGTAAAGAAATTCAATCTTTACACGAACAAAAATCATATCCTGTTCCTTTAGAATTAATGGATGTGTTAAAAGGTGAACTCGAAATGAGACCCTTAAAACGCTACATTAATAACATTAAGGCAGTTAATTCAATTCCACCTTCATATAAAATATTTTTACATAATGGTCAAGATTTTGATGTTATATATTTAGGTGATCAAATGAATAATTTTAAAGTTCGTATAGCAGACAAAGAATATGATTTGTTAGTAGTGGATGACAAAAATTACGCTATAGATGCTCTTAACAGACTTCTCACAGCACCTCTTCCTCCTAACTTTGGTGGAGATGATGATGGAGAAGAAAGTGATGGAGACTTTGGAGGTTCATCATCAAGTGGTGGGGGATCTACCACAGGATTTGGTGGTGGAGGAGATGAAGGTGGAGCTGATGATGACGCAGCTGAACCAGATGAAGACGAGCCAGCAGACACAGAACCAGAATCAGACATGATATAATGGAATTAAAAGAAGCATTAGCAGAAGTATATAAAGCAGCACAGGAGAAATTTAACATTAAAGAAACTCCTAAATTAATTATTCGTGAAGACGAAGAAAATGCTGAAGGTATTTTTGGTAAAACTGCTTACTATGAACCTGCTACTCAAACAGTAGTATTGTATGTTACAAACAGACACCATAAAGATGTTTGTAGATCATTTGCTCATGAATTAATACATCACGTTCAAAATTTAAGAGGTGACTTTGAAATGGGAGACGCATCATCACCAACATACGCCCAAGATGATGAACATATGAGAAATATGGAAAAGGAAGCCTACTTAAAAGGCAATTTACTTTTCAGAGATTGGGAAGACTTTTATAAAAATTATAGACAAACAAACAGTCCTAAATAAAATGAAAAGAAGAGATTTACATAAATTAGTTAAAGAAGCAGTTGCTGAAGTAAGACAAGAAGAACTTCAACAAGAAGGGAAATTTGGTAAATTTTTAAGTGGCGTTGCTTTATTAGCAGCATTAGTTGCTGGTAATTCTAAAATGAATGATCAAATTTATGATCAATCACCTAAACTTAAAGTTTTAGTACAAAAATTAGAAAAGGCTAAAGCAGCAGGCAATGAAGATTTAGTTGATAAAATAGAAGATCAAATTAAATTTCAAAAAATTCGTATTGACGTAAATAGATAATTATGGGTATATTAAATAAAATATTTTCAGGAGGAGCTAAAGAATTAGTTGAAGGTGTAGGTGGTGTTTTAGACAATTTAACAACTACCAAAGCTGAAAAACTCGAAGCAAAACGCAAAATGGAAGAATTAATAAAAAACCATGAAGCGAAAATGGAACAAAATATTACTGATCGATGGTCAGCAGATATGAATTCAGATTCTTGGTTGTCAAAAAATGTTCGACCTTTAGTATTAATATTTTTGGTTGTGTCAACTGTTCTTATGATATTTATCGATGCAGGAACAATTGCATTTGAAGTAGAACCAAAATGGACAGATCTTCTTCAATTAGTATTAATTACTGTTATAGGTGCCTACTTTGGTGGACGTTCTATAGAAAAAAGAGCAAAAAAGTAAACATTCAGTCTGATTCATAGCCAGACGACATTAAAAATAAATCAGGATCTGTGGCCCTATCATTTGGATTGGGTCACTTTTTTTCGTATATTAATAAAAAAATAATCATTATGAATGTAGTAATAGTAGGAGCAGGTGTAGCAGGTGTTAACGCCGCAACAAAACTTGTAGACAACAACTTTAAAGGTAAAATTACAATTATCGATATGGGTAAAAATCCATACGATAGATTACCTGAAGAAGTAATGACAGGCTTTTTAGGAGCAGGTGGTTGGTCTGATGGTAAATTAACTTATCACACTTCAATTGGTGGACAATTATCAAAATACTGTGGTGAAGATAAAGCCATGGAATTATTTGATGAAGTTATAAACAACTTCAAACGTTTCCATCCTAAACCAGAAGAAGTACAATGTTCAGATCCTCAAGCAGAACCTGACTTTATTAAACCACACTTTGGTTTAAGATTATTTCCAGTATGGCATGTTGGTACAGATTATTTACATGAAATTGGTAAAAATTGGTATAACCATTTAGTAAATAATGGTGTTGAATTTATTTGGGAAACTAAAGTAACAGACATTGATTTTGAAAACAAATTTGTGTCTTTAGGTGCTGTAGATGAAATGTCTTATGATAAATTAATATTTGGTGTTGGTAAATCAGGAATTGATTTTGGAAAACAATTAGCTGAACAATATGAATTACCTACAGAACCAAAGTCAGTACAAATTGGAGTACGTTTTGAAGCACCTCAAAAACACTTTCAAAAATTAATTGATGTAAGTTACGATTTTAAATTATACCAAAAATTTGAAGACAAAGGTGTATCATTACGTTCATTCTGCACAAACAACAATGCAGCTTACGTTGCAGCTGAACACACTTATGGAGATGTAAGTTACAACGGTCATGCTAAAAAAGATCCATCATTTAGAAATGATATGACTAACTTTGGTATCTTAATGGAAATCAAAGGTATAGACACACCATTTGATTGGTCAAGAGCAGCAGTAGAAAAATTACAACATGATGGTGTAGGAACATTTTATTCACCAAGTAGTAGAGTACCATCTAAAACATCAGAAGGCGATTATGTTAAATGTTATGTTGTAAACAGTATGGACATTTTATACGATGCAATTGGTGAGTATGCTTTACACATTGAAGATTTTATTGAAGACATGAAACGCGTATTTCCAACATTAGGGAGTGATTGGGGTGTTTATATGCCTGAAGTAAAATATTTGTCACCTGAACCATTAGTTGATTATGATAATTTATCATTAACTAGGTTTCCTGAAGTACATTTTGTAGGTGATGCATTATCAGCACGTGGAATTACGGTATCAGGAGCACAAGGAACTTATGTTGCTGAATCAATTTTAAATAATTAAATTATGGCGAAAGACGTATTTGCAAAAGCAAGAAAATTAGTTAAACCAGAGGACGGTACAATAGCTTATGTTATTACAATAGATGGAGTTACTAAACTACACAATTGGGATGGTCCAGCTTTAATTAACAAAGAACAAAAAATTAAAGAATATTATCTACATGGATTTGAATGTACATTAGATGATTGGAAAGAAATGAGGAAAGAACGAGCAGGTCTACCTTGGTATAAAAATCCTTCATTAAAAGGAACAGCAAGATTATAATATGAGAATAGGATTATGTGGTACAATGAGTGTTGGCAAAACAACACTTGTAAATGCTTTAAAAGAATTACCTGAATTTAAAGATTATACTTTTAGAACAGAACGTTCTAAATATCTTAGAGATATGGGCATACCTTTAAATACAGACAGTACTTTAAAAGGACAAATTGTATTTGCAGCTGAACGAGCAGCTGAATTAATGCAAGAAAATATTATAACAGACAGAACAGTTATTGATGTTATGGCTTTTAGTAGACTGTCTAAATCTATGGAAACATATGAAAAAGATCAACTAAATAACATGTTATGGAATTTAATTAAAGATTATGATGTTATATTTTATGTAAGTCCTAAAGGAGTAGAAATTGAAGACAATGGTGTTAGAACAACAGACGCTCATTATAGAAATTCTATAGACATAAAAATTAAATCTATTATTAATATGCATAAACCATCAATTAAAAAGTTAGCTCATTTACAAGGTTCTACAGAAAATCGCATTAAACAAATAAAAGACACTCTAGCTTCTTTGTAATATATGTATATCATATAGTATGGCACAACAAAACATAAAACAGATTATAAAACAAGAGTACATTAAATGTGCTCAAGATCCTGTATATTTCATGAAGAAATATTGCATGATACAACACCCAACCAGAGGTAGAATTAATTTTAATCTGTACCCTTTCCAAGAAAAAACATTATCTATATTAGATAAAAATGATAGAAATATTATTTTAAAATCTAGACAGTTAGGTATTTCAACATTAGCCGCAGGTAAATCTTTACATAAAATGTTATTTAGTAGAGATACAAACGTACTTGTAATTGCAACTAAGCAAGACACAGCTAAAAACTTGGTAACAAAGGTAAAATTTATGTATGATGAATTACCATCATGGCTTAAAATTGGTTTTGTTGAAAAAAACAAATTAGCACTCCGACTAAAAAATGGTTCTCAAATTAAGGCAGTATCAGCAGCAAGTGATGCTGGTAGATCAGAAGCAATTTCTTTTCTAATTATTGATGAGGCGGCCTTTATTGAAGAAAATCGTATTGAAGAAATTTGGGCATCATCACAACAAACACTATCAACGGGTGGTGGTGCTATGGTGTTATCAACTCCAAATGGTACTGGTAACTTTTTCCATCGTATGTGGGTTAAAGCTGAAAATAATGAAAATGGTTTTACTACAATTAGATTACCTTGGACTGTACATCCAGAAAGAAACCAAGAATGGAGAGATCAACAAGAAGCTGAATTAGGTAACAGAATGGCAGCCCAAGAATGTGATTGCGATTTTACAACCTCAGGTAATACAGTTATTGACATTGACCTTTTAAATTATTACGATAAAACATTTATTAAAGACCCTGTAGAAAAAAGGGGAATGGGTGGTAATTTTCATGTGTGGGAATACCCAGATTATTCAAGAAATTATATGGTCATAGCTGACGTTGCTCGTGGTGACAGTAAAGATTATTCAGCATTTCACATTATAGACATTGAAGAATGTAAGCAAATAGCCAGCTTTAAAGCCCAAATTGGCACTAAAGAATTTGGTCATATGTTGGTTTCAATTGCTACAGAATATAATAATGCATTACTTGTAGTTGAAAACGCTAACATAGGTTGGAACACAATACAAGTAATAATAGATAAAGGTTACACTAATTTATACCATTCACCTAAAGGAGATGGAGCTACTTCAGCAGAAGCATTCCTTCAAAAAGGATATGATGTAATGGACAAATCTAAAATGGTTCCTGGATTTACAATGTCTTTAAAAACACGACCTCTTGTAATAGGAAAATTAGATGCATATATGAGAGAAAAGTCAATCATAATTCAATGTAAACGTACAATGGAAGAACTTCGTACATTTATATGGAAAAATGGTCGACCAGAAGCCCAATTAGGATACAATGATGATTTAGTAATGTCTCTAGCTACATCATGTTACGTAAGAGACACGGCATTAAAATTTGCACAACAAGGAATAGATATTACAAAAGCCGCATTAGGTAACTGGTCACGAAGCGCTCCCGCTATTTATTCAGGTGGCACCAACAAAAAAGGTGCTGGATGGACAATGGATATGGGTGATGGTAAAAGTGATGAAGACCTAACTTGGCTTCTATAATATTTATTATTAAATAAAAACAAATGGCAGACACTAGTTTATTTTCAAGATTAAGAAGATTATTTTCAAACGACGTTATAATTCGTAATGTTGGTGGAAAACAATTAAAAATAATGGACTCGGGTCAAATTCAAAAATATGGGAATTTGGCATCTAACTCACTGTACGATAGATTTACACGTTTACACAAACCTGTAGGTTCATCATTACAATATAATCCTACTCTTAATTATCAATCAATGCGTCTTCAGCTTTATAGTGATTATGAAGCTATGGATCATGACCCAATTATTGCAGCTGCTTTAGACATTATTTCTGATGAAACAACAATTAGAAATCAATATGGTGATGTATTAAATATTAATTCATCTGACGAAAATGTAAGACGAGTATTACATAATTTATTCTATGATGTACTTAACATTGAATTTAATCTAGCTACTTGGGTTAGAAACATGTGTAAGTATGGTGATTTTTATCTTAAATTAGAGGTATCAGAAAAATTTGGTGTTTATAATGTTTTACCTTTATCAACTTATGAAGTAGTAAGAGAAGAAGGAACAGACCCTGAAAATCCAGCATATGTTCAATTTACATTAGATCCTAATGGTTTAGCCTCGGGTGCTACAAACACAATTAGACGAGATCAATTTACATTAGAAAATTACGAAGTTGCCCACTTTCGTTTACTAACAGATTCAAATTATTTACCTTATGGACGTTCATATCTTGAACCTGCTCGTAAAGTATTTAAACAATTAATGTTAATGGAAGATGCGATGTTAATTCACCGTATAATGAGAGCTCCAGAAAAAAGGGTATTTTATGTAAATGTAGGAGCAATTCCCCCAGATCAGGTAGAACAATTTATGGCTGACACAGTCAATAAAATGAAAAAAACACCTCACATTGATCAACAAACAGGTGATTATAACATGAAGTTTAATGTTCAAAACATGACTGAAGATTTTTATGTGCCAGTTAGAGGAAATGATTCAGCTACTAAAATCGACACTACAAAAGGTTTAGATTATGATGGAACTACCGATATAGAATACATCAAAAATAAAATGATGGCTGCTCTTAAAATACCTAAACCATATTTAGGTTATGAAGAAGGAGTTGAAGGTAAATCTACATTAGCATCTATGGATGTTCGTTTTGCTCGTACTGTAGAACGTGTTCAAAGAATTATAGAATCAGAATTGACTAAAATTGCCTTAGTACACCTTTATTCACAAGGTTTTACAGATGAAAAATTAGTTGACTTTACTCTTGAATTAACAACTCCATCTATTGTTTACGAACAAGAAAAAACTGAACTTTATGGGGCTAAAATGGATGTAGCAAGTGCTATGTTAGACAACAAAGTAATGTCTCGTGATTGGGTTTATGAAAATTTATTTGGTTTAAGTCCAGATCAATACAATAAAGAAAAAGATCTAATGGTTCAAGATGCAATGCAAAACTTTAGAGTTTCACAAATTGAAAATGAAGGAAATGACCCATCAGAATCAGGCGAATCATATGGTACACCTCACGATTTAGCTTCTTTATACGGAAATAAAAGAGACAAAGGAGTAGGACCAAATCAAGTACCAACAGGCTATGATGAAAATCCAGTTGGTCCCCCTAAACAAAGTGTTTCAAACTATGGTACAGAAGATTCCAATTTTAGCAGAGATCCATTAGGTAAACAAGGAACTAAAGCAGACATTGCCGCTGAAAGTTACAACCCAAGTAAGTCAGTTTACCACGGTTTAAAATCATCTCTACAAAAAATTAAAAAAGAAAAACAAATATTAAAGGAAGGAGACGACAATGGTCTTTTATCTGAAAAAAATATTAAGTCTGAAGAATAGTTATATATTTATAATCAGATAAACTGCAATTTATAATGAAAATTAAACACTCTAAGTACAAGAATACTGGGATACTGTTTGAATTATTAACAAGACAGATAACTTCCGACACCATTTCAGGTGGAAGTAATAAGGCCTTGTCAATCCTCAAAAAATATTTTAACTCTAAGTCGGAATTACTTAAAGAATATAAAATATACAACGCCCTCTCCACTAAATCATACCAGGACGAAAACAAAGCTACTATATTAGTCAATACTCTTATAGAAGCACACAACAAATTAAATCGTTCTCAATTAAGACGTGAAAAGTATAATTTAATTAAAGAATTAAAGTCAACATATGACCTTAACGACTTTTTTAAAGCTAAAATCACTAATTATAAAACAATGGCATCCATTTATAACCTTACGGAAAATAAAGATGCCACTCCTTTATCAATTGTAGATTCTAAAGTTCAATTAATTGAACATATTACCAAACCAAGTGAAAAGGTTAAGAAAAACGTGGTAATGGAAACATACAACCACGAAGATAAAAACACACGTTTACTTACACAAAAGATTTTACTTGAAAAATTTAATGACAAGTATAAAGGTCTAGGAGAAAATCAAAGGATCTTACTCCAAGAATATGTTAATTCTGTTAGTAACAGCCCTTCATTAAAAACTTACATTAATTCTGAAATTAAAGAAGTTAAAAAACAACTAACTCAATATGCTAACACAGTTACTGATCAAGTTGTTAAGATTAAAATTAATGAGGCTCAAAATTTAATCAAACCTCTTTGTAAAAAATCTTCTGTACATGATGATAATGTTAGTAATTTACTTAATTATTATGAATTAGTAAACGAACTCAAATCAATTCATGGTTAGTTTAAAAGACATATATAATGTTAAAGA